TTATATATCTGCTCACCGGAAAACTCGACTTTTCTAAAATCAATCCTCATTATGCTACCCACTCAAAGTGATAAAGAACCGAAAAAACCCCCAAGCCTTGTTCCGGTTACGAGAACCGTCCGCTCCTTACGGAAGCGGAAGACTTGAGGGTTTCCCCTATTTAGAAGATGTGTAAACAATTTTACTCGTATTAGAACACGACAAATATACATCTTCCATTGAGAAAGTCAATACCCTTTTATTGGAGGGTTATTTTGATTGCTCAGTTCCGTGCCAAACTGGATAAGGAGTGGATTCTTCTGTTTTAGGCAGTGGTTTCTGCTTTTCGAAGAAAATACCTATATGGAGTCCTGCAGTGACAGTTAATGTACTTGTATTAAATCCAAGTTGCATTCCCACTCTACCCTGTCGAGAACCGGGATAATAAATCATTCCAATATCTGCACCCGGATGATTTTCGACTGAACCATCTAAAAGTCTTTTTACGCCCCAACTAAATCCGGCATAAATGAATGTTCCCGGTGCTGTTTCAAATGTTAATCCACCGCATTTTATATCCCACTGAATTTTACTTGTATCAGGATTAAATTGGTGAAAACCAGTTAAATTACCATAAAGTCCAACCACACTAATACATTTATGAAGATACAATCCCACACCAATAAATTCAACTCCAATTTGTGATTGATAGGACATACCAAGCGCAAATCCATCATAAATTTTAGATTTTGATGTATCAGCCGATTGAGAGAATAACCTCATCCCAGAGGTTACAATGAGAATTACGAGTAGAATCTTTTTCATGATGTATAGTTTAAAGTTTCCCCAAATATAAAAAATCCCCCGGAATCGCCATACCGAATAAAAGATGTTAGCTGTTCAAAAATAACAGTAAAATACTTGCTTTGTGTATTACAATGTATTACATTTACTTCATCAAACAATAACACTTAAACCCAAGGCCATGAAAAAAATAACAATCAACAATGTAACCTACACGATCAATCCTGCTGGATATGGTCAGTACACGATTAGCAACGGGAAACAATCACTTCACTCAACCGATAGCATGATGGTTGATGCCATAATGGATGAAGAGGATTCAGGGTATGATGCCGCATGTAAGAAGTTGGAGAACCTTTTTTTTGAAGAAAAATGAAGCCGGCACCATTCTCAATACGTATCCCTGAGGTATTAATGGATAAGCTGAAGGGGGAAGCCGCTGAAGAGGGGCGAACGGTAGGGAACCTTATAATCCATATTCTTGAGAAAGAGTTAAAGAAAAAGCCGGTCATTTAACCGGCTTTTTCTTTTTTTCAATTACGAGACTAAAATACCTTTAACCGCCACAGCAACACGGCAATCCCGATAACCGTTGCTAAAATCATTAGTAAAATACCCCAGGTAGGGATCCCTGGGTGAATTATTTCCTTGTTTTTAGACATGGTATTATCATCGGTAGTTGCCTTTGACTTCTTGTCCGCATCCGCCGTGGTATTTTGTTTCTGAGTACCCGTCTGATCAACGTTCTTATGTTCAGTCGTGGTCTGATTAATATTGACATGATTATCCGAAGGCTTTTCGATAGCGATACCATGTACCGTACCAGAGCTATCCAGGTAAATATCCAGGATCATATTTCCAGACTCTGACCGATGGTGCCGGCCGGTGATCAGGTCGGATCCCTGAAAGCTCGATCCGATATTTCCTCCCGGATCATGGATAATCGTATCACCCTTGCGGGTGGTCGTTATATCCGAAGTAGAATGAGTGTCCGTTTTTGTTTCCGTAGACCCAGTGGCATGTGAATGATCTTCTGTGTTCAGACTCATTTTTGTTTCCTGTGAAGCTGAGTTGACCGTTCTGGTCGTACTGCAGGAGACAAATAGAAAGAAAGAGATCAGAAAAAACAAGATCATGATAGGAAATCCGCATCCGATTGTTACAGTGGTGCTATCATAGATCTCCCGATCCTGAGGTGGATCCGGTGGATTCGGGATCCTGATATTAGATTTATCATTCATGGCGGTCAGTATTTATAAACCGATTTAGCATCCCCCACACGGAGTGCCTTGATCACCAGGCCGGTCACATTCTTATTCACTACCTCAATAGTCTGCTGGCTGAACTTATAATTCTGATGCATATCGATGATCCCCCTAAGTTGGTCTGCTGGCATATTCATAAGTTCCTGCACAAACGCCACATCATCCTTTGTTATAACTTTTCCTCTTCCGGATCGAGTCAGCGCTGCCAGTACCAGTGGATCTGTCGGCTGAGATAGTTTGCCGGAAACGATATCCTGCATTATCCGAACATCTATAGAGTCAGGTTTTGACCAGGTTAACGTCTGAGAGTTCTCGTAAGGAAGAAACAAGTAGGTTGAAGGCAAGAGTTTGTTCATCTGGTAGAACCCGACAGATGAAGCATCATCACCTGCAGCAGTTTTGAAATCTGCATTCTTATCCAGGGCCTGAACGTAAGTTTTCGGAACCGGTTTGTTCGTCCCGAAATAATAAACATAACCGCTCACAGAGTATTGAGCAGTAGCGGCGACCGATATGGCCGCCAGGCAGAGCATTAAGATCAACTTTTTCATGTTTTTTGATTTTAAGGATTTGACATTTATTTGAAAGGGACCTCGAGAAGAATACTCATCCCAGTCCAACGGAAATCAACGTGCAACCATCCGGGGGTATCCTCTTCGATGGTGGTGACGCCGAAGCGATCATGCAGCGCCTGAAAGTTCTCGCGGATGATACCTCGCAGAGTTTCTGCATCAAAGCCCTCAGCTTTGCAGTCTATAGCATTCATGAATTTATGCTGAGAGAGCTTGGCGCCCTCCAGACAATCCGGAAGCCGGAAACCTGAGTTCTTATAATGGCCTCCTTTATGCCAGTCGTTTACAACGACGTGAACATTCAGATAGTCAGAAAGCCATTCCAGGAATTCAACGACGTTCGTACGCCCGAAGCGTATTGATTTTTCGCCGAAGGCGGCCCAGATCTCTGGGGGTACAAGTTCCCGGACATCGTAATTTTTGCTGATCATCATGATTTTGTCTCCTTTTCATCATCAACACCATCCATTACTTCATTGATGGTTTCAGTGGATTTCTTTTTGAATATCTTCAGTATTCTCATGAATACCGGCTCATTGGTAATCTTCGTTATATTCTCAAAGATTGATTTGAGCTCAACAAAGCAGATGAAACCTCCAATTACACTGGATAAGTTCGTCCAGCAGAGATGGAATGTAACTTCCATACGGTAGCTGGCCAGCATGGCGACGGTGTACCAGATGAATTTGTAAACGGCCTTCCGGAGCTTCCGGCTCTCAATTGGGATCCCGCTCTTCCTTGCAGCCCAGACCCCGGAGACAGTATCTGCGAATAGAAACATGACCATTGTATGCGCAATTGGAGCAATAGGAGTGAAGTAGGCAACAAAGGCAATGCCTATTTTAGCAAGTATCCCAGATGTCTCCAGGTAAGTAATCCATCTTGTCATCATTTTTTGCCGACGAGTTTATAAGTGAGTTCAAAAGAGATTCCGAAGAATACTGACATGATCAGGTAGTCTGCCCACCAGGATACTATCGGATGGCAAAATGAATAAATGATCGGCACGGCAAAGAAGGTCCGCAGGAAGATGAATTGAGCGAAGTGCCATAGATCAGTTGTGAATACCAGAATCGTTGTTGAAAGAAAGAACTTTTCACCCTTTTTAGGATCGTTGCCCTTATACTTATTCATCCAGGAGACGGCAGGATCCACCCACCGGTTGCCTTCCAGCTTCCAAAATATCGTATTACAGATGCATGAATGGATTTGATCCATGACGGCCTTTGAAGCTGCTGAAATCAGCAGGCAAAGCCCGATTACGATGTACACTATGATGCTATTCATTGAAAATTCCTTTTGTGTCCAGTCCGAAGGCGAGGGACCAGCCGTTACAACCAAGATAATTGTACTCGGGATCTGTGTGCATCCCGTTAAGAATAAGCCGGCGCATAAGCCGGGTATTGGCGTCCTGGTGATCGAAGTCACCGGCCATGTCCCACATTTTCTGCTTGACAGCATTCATGACCCCCTGGGTGATCTCCCGGTCCTCAAATAATTGCTCCGGAGAAAGATCTCCGTCCGTTGTTTTGCGAAGAATAAAGATCACGCAGGGAGCCACCTCAGTAAGGTTGTCAATATTGGCGGCCTTAGTATCAGAAGAAGGGATGAGCGCCAGAAGCAGGATGTCATTGGTTGTGACCTCAGCGATGTACTTGGTCAACTCCTTCTCCGTCGCAAACAGATAAACGGTATTAACCTGGGGAACCAGCGTCTTCATGTGTTCCCAGAATGTTCGGTATGTTCTAACTGGCACCATTGTTCTTTGTTTTTTCGTTCATTTGTTTCATCTGCATCACCACCTGGTAAAGTCTGAGCAGGATATCGTACAGTCCCTGGTTATCGGTCTCCATTAATGAGCCGAAAACCTTAGATTCTGAAAGGGTGCAAAGGATGCCATACAAGCCGGTACCCGGATCCGATGAAGATCCTTCTGATTTCTCGTACAAAACAGACAGACGGATTGGGATCCCGTCGATAGTTGGTGTGCCGGTGGCAAGAAACTGCTCACATCCTGAAAAGAACAGATAAATGCCATATCTGATGGGAAGTGGCATTTTTGCGATCTTTTTCGTCCTTTTTTCGAGGAAAAGCGGGTTAGATTTGGAAGAAAACGTGATTTTTTCTCGTCCATCAAACCATGGAAGGCGCTTGATCAGCCATAGGAACTTCTTTTTCGGGCGGTAAAGTATCGCAATAAGGTGATTCAGGTCGTCATCCGATCCGGAATTCTGGTATGCATTGAAGTAATTATGGGCCTGCCGGTATTCGCAGAAGGTGATATCGGTCAGTGCATCCGCCGGGCCGTAGTATTTCCCGCATATTTTGGGGATGAAATTCCGTATAAAATCGAGTTTAAAGACAGATACAGGCTGATTATTCCTTATTTCAGTGGTAAAGAAGCCATCCATGAGATTAGAAAGGCGGGTTAGTTCGCTCATGGCATCAAGTTTATCCTGTTCAGGCATCCGATGCCATGCCCATCCCAGTTTGAGATCTAAAAAACGTGCAGTCATCCGGATCTTGAATTCCGGAAGGGTGATATCGCCGGCAGTACAACTGAGAAGCTGTTCGACAAAGAAGACGAACTGTTTTTCATTCAACTCATCGATTTGTGAAGGAAATTCGATGGTGATGTTTCTCTCCGGGATATCCAGCCTGTTCATAAGCGTATGAATTTTTCATCAGGTTTCATACGCTCTGTTGAATCCTCTCCGGCATAGATCAGGCCGGCCTTTTGCAGATCCAATTTGCGTAGATGCTCCTGCAGCACCCGGAATTGTGCAGCGCCATCTTTCTCCAGGTAAGATGAAACCTCATTGCGGTCTACCTTGGTGGTTGAAGACTTACTCTTGATCACGTTCGACACCAGAGGGGTAAAGATGCCATCGGGCAGTACTTCCACAGAAAGACGGCGTATGGCCATGCTCAGCGCAAGGAGCGCGAGGGACTGGCTGGCAATGGATACAATAAGCTCGTTTTCAATTGTCAGATCACCATCTTTAATCTGATCAAGGATCTCGTCAAACTTTGCCTTCAAAAATGCGCTGCGGATCATGTTGTCTTGGACGTAGCGGATAAACGGGACCAATCCAAGGAAGGTCCTGCGGGATTTGATCACGAAAACCTTATCGAACTCAGAAACCTTATTAATGAGCAGATCCTTCGTGGCCTCGTACTCCTTTGAGGTCCCCCAGGGAATCAGCGGTTCGTCCGAATTGTCCTCCCATGAAGAATTATCTTTCCATGATTCATTGTCAGCCCAGGAGTTAGGGGCCATCAGATCTATCTTCTCGTCAAGGAATTTTAAAAGGAGATCGATTCCACGGTTTTCAAGCTCAACCAGGTTCAGATTGTCTTTTTCGGTCTGCCATTCAAAGGCAGGTTTTTCCTCTTCTGTAACGATGATCTTCCGGCCTTTATCCGTATGCTGGACATCCAGTGAGGGAACATAATTACGATAGGCGTTCATGGCCACAGGGAACTGGATCAGGCGGACGAGCTCGTCGAGAATACGGTAAGCCGGGTGAGTATTCTGCGATTCTGCCTTATAATGTTCGCTGTTATAATGGTCGAGCGCGGTTTTAAAAACATCTTTCCCGATGATATCCTGGATTCCTTCTTCGGAAAACCCGATATAGGTTGTAAGGTTCTCGAACCTGATGGATTTATAAATGAATCCAATGAGATCCTTTAATTCGGTTGACCCGTTGCTGTTTTTATTGAATATCATCTTCTTGATTTTTTACATTATTGAACCGGTACAGATTTGGGAGGGATCCCGGTATCTGCTTGTTTTACCCGGTCATTGGGATTCGTGGCCTCTTCTGTAAGTACCGCGTTGTGATAAAATCCAAGGTAAAGATCTGTGCCGGGGAAATTGGCACGAATGGCAGCATTGATAGCCTTCATGATGATCAGTTCCGGGATATCAATGGAAGTCATCAGGTAAAGTTTGAATGCATAGAGCTGCTCAGAGCCGCTGGGCAGGTTCCCGTCTTTAGAAAGATTGGACAGGGCAGGATGTAACCCGATGCCGGCAGATACTTGGAAAGATGCTTCGCGGGCAATCCCGATCTGTGCATCGATGAAATCTTTCACTTTCTGGTCCAGTACGGTAATCTTCCATCCGGTGAGGTCCCCATTGCGGCTTATCTCCGAGAAAAACGATTCGGTGGTAATGATTTTGCCAACTTTTTCAATTCCACTGAGACCGGCCGTTATTCTTTCAAAGACCTTGTCTTTAAAATCTTCGAATACTTTTTCAGTATACGGTTTGCCTTCCTCAATACATTTTTGCTCAAGTTTAAGTTTCTCCGATGCCCAGTATTCCTGAGGCGATTCGATATGATACTTTATCGCCGCTGAATTTGCATTGAAGTTTGAAAGCAATTTGGGAATGGAGCTGGCCAGCTTGATCCAGTTCAATGCCCCATGGAATGGAGCCCGGGAATACTCATGATCGAGAGAGAAGTTATACAGGTTACTATAACTCATTGCTACCGGGTAGGCAAACGGATCCGAAGGATCATACACCGGGTAGGCCCGTAATCCATACTTCCATGGTTGCCGGTAATCTCCTACAATGATATTGTGGACTACATAATTGGGATCCGGCCATTCCAGGCGGGCAAACGTATTGGAAACGTGTTCCAGGTTCACGATCATCGGGGCGGCACCAACCCGCACACCGCGATTTCGATAAAACTTCGTAAAATGACCGTTGATTGTGGTATAATCCGTGGTTGCACGGAGTAAATATTCTTTGTAATCCCAGCTATCTAGCCATGCCTGAATCTTGGAGTCGGTAACGAATTCCTTAAATCTCTTTCCGTCCTGGAATCTTATTTTGTAAAGTTCAGGCCCTTGACCCCAGATCAGACCGAAATCCTTCTTCAGTCCCTGAGGCAGGAAGTTATCCTCATCAATAATCATCCGGATCTCTTCCGGATAATTATTTTCCATTCCCATGGGAACAATACGGAAGTCTCCAATGATCGTGGGCAGTAATGCCCTTGAATGGGTGTAGAAAGGAAGGACAGAAGGGCTTGCAAACTGCTGTGAACCGGCCACGCTGAAGGCATAAACACCAACAGGACTGAATCCGAAGGCGACATTCCCTTCTCTGATGACCTTTACATCTGACGGTTTTTGATCTTTATTTTTCATTTCATCCTAGTTGAGAATGACCTTTTTGTCATTAAAGAAAAGTATGAGCATTTGCCAGCACGTGCGGGGCTTGTCTAGTACGTCATCGATATAGAACAACTTGAAATCGCTGTTTAAAACGTCATCTCCTTTCGCCTGAGGTCTCAGATGCGCCTTATTCACGGCCCTTATGCCGTTGGTCGTCTGCGTATCCCGGTTGTAGGTTGAATGGACGAACGAAAAGAACTTTCCTTCGGAGGTAAGTTTCCTCATTTGACGGATTGCTTCATATAGGTCGATGGTTTCCTGATCGGGCATAAGCAAACATACTTTGACCAGGAAATTTTTTAAAGGACAAGGAATTGCCGGCTACGAACATAAAAAAAGGAGTTCCGTTTTTTTACGGAACTCCCGAACTAAGCAAAGACAGCTAGAAATTTATCTTTTTCTCAACCTCAGCGATACTTGCATCAAATGATCCTTTAAGGAACTCAATGACTTTCTTGATCCCGGGAGTGAAATTGGTAGAAAACACATTCCCGTCTGAGTCATTCAATCTCATGGTGCAATTGAAATCATTGGAGGAGATCTGGAAGCGGTCGAGTTCAGAGCGGGTGGCAACCAATTTTTCGCGTTTACCAACCACCAGCTGCAGGTTCTCAATTTTCATGATCTTCTCCTGGAGAGTCATTTCCTTCCTGGGCTCCGAAAGCAGTGCAACGGGAACAACAATCTTCTTTTCTTCGACAGATGGATTAGAGAGGATTGTGTTTGCCGTATCGGCAATCTTTTTTACATCCGAAGATGCAGCCTTCCCGTTTGTCGGCTGCTGTACAGGTGATGTAATCTTTGTCATAATGTTTTGCTCCTGCCCTGGAGACTTATGTCGGCATCTGGCCCGCCTGGTTAAAATTTATGCCATCATCCACAGCCGGAATGAAAATTCTGGCACAAACGTTCAGGTCACAATTCCCGGTCCCGGGAATTTGAATGAACCCAACGGGCAACGGATCCTGCAGGAGGTTGCATTTAGTGACATGATATTTTCATGAGGCTAACTTTGCCTTAAATTTTGAGTAGTGATAGGCCAAATAAAAAAAGACCGTCCCGAAGGGCGGTCTTTCTCAGACATTCTATTTGGGATCAGAATGGAAAATCCTCGGATGATACCTTCTTTGATACTTTCTTTGAAGCAGATCCTTTCTTTTTCGGATTTTCACTTTTCGATACCTGGTCATTCTCTTTAGATTCTTCAAGGCGGTTTACATAAGCAGTATAGTTATGTCCGAATTGGTCCGGGCTCTTGAGCTTCGCAATTTCAATTGAGATGTAGTCTTCCCCTTTGTATTTGTGAGAGAACTTCACGAGATCTTCAACTTTAAAATTGATCTTAATGATTTCAAGTCCTTCAACTTTCTTTCCTTTTCCGATGTAGTTTTTTACAAATTTTTTCATGGCTGTGATTTTTAAGTGAAATTTATATGCAAGTGTAATTAAGACCATGTAAGGGCACTCAAGAAGGAACTGGAATACCGAATACATGCAGGATATGCCGGGAAAATTCTTGAATGAGTATCACTTTTACCCAGGAATGGGATAATAGCTTAGCATAGGAATTGCACAAAAATTACTGCCATTAAATTTTAAAGCTGCATCAGGATCAAGTAACACGAAGGCAATAAGTTCAATTTGAAGGTGCTCAAATGTTTCACAAATGGAAGCCATTTACAAGTGTAATTAGCTGAAATAATGACTTTACAATTTTTTAAAAAGAAAAAGCTGCTGTGGGTTACACAGCAGCTTAAAGAATCAGAATTACCGGGTAGCAATGGGTTAAATCGCCCCTTCATCTGCAAATGAATAGTATCGGTCATCTCCGATGATCAGATGATCCAGTACTGATATGTCGAGAAGAATTCCCGAATCCTTGAGCTTTTTCGTGATCTTGATATCCGCTTCACTGGGCTGAAGGTTTCCGCTTGGATGATTGTGCCCGAGAATAATACTGGAGGCGTGAAAATCGAGTGATATCTTAAAGATCTTCTTTGGATCTACGACCGTTCCGGAGATACCGCCTTCAGATATCTTTATTTTGCGGATCACTTTGTTTGCCTTGTTAAGGATCAGCATCCAGAATTCTTCATATGGTAGATCCCCCAGTACTGCATGAAGAATATCGTAGGCATCCCTGGATGTTGAAATCTTTGCCTTGGCGAATACCTCACTTTCAGAGCGTCTGCGCCCCAGCTCCATCATGGCAAGGATCTGAACAGCCTTCCCTTTGCCAATGCCTTCTATCTGCCGCAGGTCTGTGAAGGAGCGACGCCAGAGATCAGATAGGTTATTTGCCGATGATGCCAGTACCTTTTTAGCGATATCAAGTGAGTTATTCCCCTGGATTCCGGACCCTATGATCAGGCTCAGGAGCTCAGCATCTGAAAGGCTTGCTTTGCCCTTGAGTAGTAATTTTTCAGATGGGAGATCATCTTCTGACCAGGATCTCATCGGGATGGTGTTCGAATAAGTAGTTTTCATAATCTGATAGTTTTAATCAGCTGTGTGGCCGATGGTGAGTAAATGAAATTTACCAGTACCAGCATGCCTCGGAGAAAATTTTAAGCAAGTGATCAGGTCATAATTCGCGGCAGTGAATTTGAATGATCCTGAAAGGTGACAATGCCTTTAGGCGGTCACGCTTAGCGAAAAATATTTTCCCATGGCATAACTTTGTAAATTCTCATCGCTCTCCATGGCCCTGGATTTGCCAACGCATTTAAACTTGCGAGCAGGACGAGCATAAAAAAAACGGCAGTCTATGACTGCCGCCGTACTTCTTACTTTTTAATTTCTTCGGCCAACTGGCCTTTGAACTCATCAAGTTCAAATTGGAACTTCAGAGGATCAGAGTTCATGATCTCTTCAGAATAGCCTGGATAATAGATTTCATCTAATTCAGCAGCGAGAATGTCAACTAAGTTCTGTTCTTTAGTGTTTGTAGTGGCTTTCATAAGGTTGAGTTTTGTGCAGCGTGGCCGCGATTGAACAAGAAATTTTAATTGCGAAGCAACACACCGGGGAAACTGAATAAAGTCAAGGGTGTAGGTCTATTCCGATAGCAATCGGACTGAATACACTGAAAGCGATATGATCCTTCAGGAGATCGCCCTTTACTATTTCAAAAGGAGCGAAGCGACGAGGGGTTTCCCTACGGTAGCTTTGTTATAAATTTCGAGTAATAGTGTGGGTGGGATGAGCTGTATTCTTTTTCGCTTCCTCTTTCTTTGCAGGCAATAATCAAAGAAAAAGGAAGTCAAATATTCAACTTTGTGTTGAGAACGGGCAACTTTGCCCCTTTTTTTTAAACGCAAAAACCGTAAATATCTGGAATTTCGATTTTTGCGAAAATTTCGATTCATTTTTAAAAACAAATCTCACGATTCTACACGACCCGCTCAGCCGCGCCGGCGCACGTGCACCCCTCGCCGCCGGTGGACATATGAGTGAATCCCACACGGGGCGGGCAATGCGCAAAAAAAATCCCACCAGATGGCAGGATCCTTCACTTAGGCGAACTATCTCAAACTTATCGAGGAAAAGGTTAGACTTTGCTTTTGCTTAGCAATAGACAACCACTTGGGTCTACACATGAGATACTTGAATGCATCCGTATAGTTGGTTGACTCATAAGCCAGACGAGAGGGTGGAAGTTTGTCTCCCTTCTTGACCTTTTGTATTTGACCCTTTGAACCCTTGGTTACAGGCGTTATCTCGAGTTGGCTCTTAAGTTCCTTGCATTCGAACTTATCAATTGCAACATGAGGCAGGCGCTTATCCTTCTCCCCCAGGATAACATTCATCAGGTTGAACTCTTCAGCGTGGGTGATATCACCCTGACCAACGTTCATAAGATTTACCATCCACCCTGTTCGTTTGCCTGCCTTATCATACTCAATGTCATGCTTCAGTTGCGATGCGAAGTCCTTACCAACCTTACGATACTGATTGGTGGATCGGTCATGATACAGGGTTAGGATCTTCTTCTTATGGGGTGCAAAGAATGTGATGAACTTATCACCTAACTCCCTTATCCACTCAGGACTGATCGTATGCATGCCTTTCAAGATGCGCATCGTATTGCCCTGTTCCTGACCAATGACCAGGCTCATCATGTTCCCCGCATCAAATCCACCCTCCAGTGGCTGGTCCTTCTGGATATACTTCAACCCTTCAGATGTCTGGCTTACACTATCTCTAATTCCAAAGTGGTCATAGTAGTCATAGTTGTACCCATCTTCATAGAAGTGTCGATCACCCAGCTCGGCATAGAAGCGCATACCCTTCTCCAGGGATTTACGGATTGATAGCACGGCAGTTTTGAATTCCTCGAAGGTGAGTGTTGCCAGCAGGTTCTCAAAATATTTAAGGGTAAGGATATCGGCATTTGCGAATGAGCTGACCACATAGAAGAAGGTACTGTTATAGCGAACCTTCTTGAGTTTTTCCATCCATCTGGATTGCTTATTCTTAACCAGGGCAATTTTTTTTTGATTCCCTTCCTGCTCTGCCTCATATAATTCCCAGTTAATTTCATTGACAACAATGGCTGCCTGAAGGATCATGTGAATCTGTTCCTTGTCCATATTCTTAGCCATACGCAACATCCAGTCATCTTCTCCCACGCTGGGATCTGCCATATCTGAGCAGAAAGTCTGCCCCATGAAATAGTGTGAATGGCCATAGAGCGCATAGTCACCCCTGAGGGTGGGGAATAACTTTCGAAGTTTCTGTTCCTGCAGATACTTCGCCTCGTCGCCAAAATGATGCACAACAGAGATCCCGGCATTGGAGCTTGGCCGGTCCAATGATGTCAGGAAGAATTTACAACCATTGAAGGTTGAAATGGTATGTTTGAAAGAAAATGTCTTAATGTATGGTTTTGCGTACCAATCAGGGGGCGGTTCATCCACAACAAAATGATACTTCTCAAAAAACTCCTGCCGGTTCTCCCATCCCAGCAGAATGGCCGGGATAATATTCGTCATAAGGTTGACGTAGGTGTCTGAAACGAACGCAAAGCTGGCCCTGGGCATGTCATAGATCACATCGATGGTCCTCTTTGCAAGAATATCGGTACTTTTTGCGGTTCCACGGCCACCAATCAGGTAAAGATTGGCCGGTTTGATCAGGTCAATCAGCGTAGCAATCCAATTTGAATATCTCAAGTCGGCATCTTCAGCCGTTAGTTTAATTTTCTTCATGGTCCAGCAGTTCAAAGGTTACATCTTCAATCATGGCATCCTGTTTTGCCTTCCTTTTTTCGATAGATGTTATAGGAAGATTCTCGATCCAGCCTGACAGAACATTCCGACTTATCGGCTCGATACCTAAATCTTGTAATTTGATTGTATAAAGTATCGGTTTACGCTCAAGTAATTCCGGCGGGATCTGGAACGGCTTATCTTTTCCAACACCGCGCATCTCAGCAGCATCCTTGAGACAGCGTCTGGCCTCTTCCATCAAACCCATTTCCAGGGCAATGAGCGACATGTTATCCAATTTATCCGCATAGAAGTTTGCCCAGGCAAGCGGCTTTACCTCATTATCCAGGTTAAAGAAATTGATACTCTCATAATAGAGGTTTGTGATCACGTATTTGGAGAGCTGTGGCCATTTTAAAGCCACCATGTTGATGACCTGGGTTTTTGATTTAAATTTTCCAATTACACAACGGATATAATCGATCTGTTCAAAGTACTGAACAAGCTTTTCTGGAAGGTTTCGGGTTTCTCCTTTCTCAACCAAGGCCTGAATTGATTCATACTCCTTGCGTTCTTTATCGAAGAGCAGCTGCCTTTTGAAATTCTCCAGTTTCTTAGCTTTGGCGTCCTTTTTCCACTGTTCAATGGATGTAAGGTTTCCATCCTTAGCCCGGTCCATATTGGCCATATCGATTTGTGCCTGGTTAACCAGCCGGCCCCGGTTATAATGATATCTGACCTCGGAATCTTCCAGGTTATATTCCCGTTCGAGTTCATCCGGATCCACATCCAGGTACATGGCAATCTCCTCTATCGAGTAATTGATACCCGCTAGTTTGGATATTTCGTCTAATTGTTCAGCTTTTAGTAACATTGAGTATTTCATTTTTGCGGAATTCAAAAACAGTCTTTGAATTCAGATAAATATATTGTTCATGTTGTGCGTTCTCACCCCAGTTGCCGGATCCTTCAGCACAGAAATAATTACTTCCGGTGCGGATCAATGTAATTTTGGAATGATTCCAGCAATATGTGACGCGAACCGGGTAGTTCTTAACCAGGGCAGAGAGGTGATCATTAACTTTTGGCAACCGGCTTCGGATCGAGTCACTGATAAAAATCTCTACTGAACCAATTTTTTTAAGATCAACCAGGCGGATCAGCGCATCGATGATCCGGATGTTGATGGAATAGGTCGAAAGAATCAGCTCATCAATATATCCGCATTCATGGATGATATAGGGAATGAATGTGAAAGCGTTAAAGCTTTTTACAGTCCACAGGAAGTAGATCTCTCCATCCCTGGGGAATCTGCCGCCCAAATTCTTGATGCTTTCGACCTTCTCAACATGGACCTGAAGAAACTTTTCTACATGGATGCCTGATTGTTGAACCGGTCCCTTTCCCTTGATCTCAGAACTAATATGGTTTATATCAAAGAACTTATGATGATCCACTAAATATTGAGTAAACGGTTTACTTCAAGTAATTCTGTCTCCATTTTTTCAATCCGCTCGATTCGGGCGGCAGCCTCCTTGGAATGAGGGTCCCTTTTAAGGGCAGACCGGTTGCGTACCAGGTTGTTTTCCAACCGGATCTTGAGCTGGACCAATTCTCCGGTTTTCAAGCCGCGAATGAACTCATTACGCTGTAAGGATTCGAAAATGGGATGTTTGCCAAGCAGGGATCCGTTGATTTTGTAGAAATTCAGTTCATCCCAGATCCTGCGGTTCTCCAGATAGTTTTCGACGATAGTTTTTGACGTCTGAAATAGTTCCGGTTGTGTGGAGCACGAAAATAACCACACATGAGCGCTCTGGTAAGCCTCATGTGCGGTCAACATATCTGCCACAAGGATCTTCAGCTCTGGAGGGCAGGTTTTCTCCCTTAGGAAAGGGAATTCATCCCTGATCCTGAAGGCAGGTACAGAACTGACGGCTATTTTTTTGGGGAATCCCCGATGCCACCTTTTGGTTTTGTTTCTTTCGCCGGTTTTGAATCCTTCTTGATGGAAGGTTTCGCTTCTTTCTTGGCGGCTGGCTTTGCATCCTTCTTAACTGCCGGTTTTCTGGCTTTCTTTAAGTCAACCGGTGCCTTGATTTCGTTGACAGCCATTGACTTTGTTTCGGGAACAACCTGGTTTGAAATCATGGTACTGAAAATTTGCGGATGGATGCCGGCCATTGCGCGTAACTCTTCAAAGAGGACTCCTTTGAGGAATTCATTTTCATTTTCCACATTCAATCTCTTTTTAAGGGAAATTTTATTCCCATGCTCATGATAGAGCTTTACGGCAGATTTGAATGTCCGGTCGTGTCGAAAAAAATTTATGATCGTGTTTTTCATTGCAATGAATTTAGTAGTGATTAATCAAGTTCAAACATATCAAGATGCTCAGACCTGGTAAAGGACAAAAAGCCCGGCAACATGGCCGGGCTTTTCATATCCTGCTGGAAACTGGACTTATTTCCTGCTTTGTTCGTAGTACGTCAACGTATTGTTTGCAATCGGGTAAGCCCTGAGTGTGATCTCAGATCCTTCCAACGCAACCCAGTTAATCCCATGTTCAAGGATGATTTCACCTTCATCCGTACTGATGTCAGGAGGATGGGCGCCACCGCTACCTACAAGGGTGTATACACCACCTTCGACACCGCCTGTAAGACCCATGATTCTGCATCCAGCAACTCCAGAGGTTAACTGATAACGTCCTTCACCAGCTGCTACATTAATCGTTTCCATAGCTGCCGGCACTGTAGCAATCGGAGCATCGAACGTGAATGTTCCCTGGTAATCGGCTACGTCTGGGCCTTTCTGAATTGACTTGAAGGTGAACGTGGTATTGTTCTTGTCCTTATCGTCTTCGGCTTTAAAGACCATTTGTAAGGGCGCGCAGGGTGTTCCATAGAGATTCTTCCGCTGCGTTCCACATTTTTCAATGATGATCCCGATGTTTTTGTTCATCCAATTTGCACGGAATTCCCTGATTTCAACCGAATCTCCAGGGTGCGAACCTTCAACAGTCTGGGTGATACCCTTGGCATCAGGATCGCCTTCACTGTCAGCTCCGGCCTTGATCGTGCTCTGGGTTACATAAAGTTTAGTCTGGTAGGTATTGGGCTTGAAAACAATGTTTCCGGTGATCACAATACCTTTGCTATCCCTTTGCGGCATAGTCAATACATCATCCCAATCAAAGATGATGAGTTTATCTTTCTTGTCCCCGCCAACGCCTTTATTGTCGCCCGGCTTGAGAACATCAACTTTCGTATACATTTCGCTGTTTTTTTATGGTTAAGACTTAAGAATTAAAGAAGGAGCGGCCATACTGGCCGCCCCATTCGATGGATCCTATCCGCGATCAATTTCCCAAAGTTTATCGTCCACCCTGCTCTTCTGGAGCTTGATGAATGTACCTGCGGCGAGAGTCATTGCTGCCGTGAGAGAGAAGTTCCCCGCATTTGCAATGGTGCTGGAGTGATTGCCACTGCCACCCATGATCACGTACTCAGTGTCATAGATTGCATTGTCAAGGGCTGTGATGGCACATGCTGCAGTGTTAGAGCTGGTGATGAACTTCGTTCCCTTAGAAACGTCCGGAGTGGTATCGCCATCGGCGATCACAATGGCATCTGTTTCTTCAGTGATACGCTCCAGTTCGATCCATTTACCATCGGAACGCTTCTTGATCACAAGAACATTCCCCGGTTCCGGAGTCCATGCAGCCGAGAGCAGCGAAAACTTGTTTGCCTTGGCAATGGTGATCGGGTTGGCGCCCGGTCCACATTTAACACGGATTGTCTGGCCCGTCACAGCATCATCGAAATCGGTGATAGCTGTAGCCTGACTGTTCTCAACAGAGATCAGGGATGTATGGTTCGCAATGGAAGGAGATGTGTCGTTAGTATCCATCGGGAGATAGAAACCTGCCGGCAGATCGACGTCGTTGGTCCAGATCATCTGGGTACTGTAATCATCCGGCATGTCAGCAGCGCTGGCATATTTCTTACCGACCAGGTAAGCCCATACTGATTCTTTCCAGTTTGACCAGACTTTCAATCCCCAGTCTTCCTGCTGGAATGAGAAATTCAGCATTTCATTCGGCTGATCCTCGAAGGTGTGAATGTTTCCTTTGATCGACCAAACCAATCTTTTCGAAACGCCCATGTTCGGGACAACCTCGATGGAGACAGAATCGTAATTCTTGACGGTCATCTGTCCAGGCTTGTAAGTCGGCATAATACCGGTGAGGATTTCGAGGTTCTTATGGTACGCTGTCAATGCAGCCGGTGCCATGTAAAGAACAACTCTCCCACTATCACGGATAGCAGCAGGAATCATGGATGTACCAAGTTCAATATTGCTCACAATATTGGATTCGGTCCATTCTCCCAGGGTAAATGGCTTGATTTTGAAAGCTGCAATCTGGTTTGCAATGAACTTGCGGAAACCATTTGAAGCGCCCATTGCCGTTCCAGAAACATTCTGAATCGGATTTTTGCGGATACCGTTGATCCAGCGCATTTCCTGTTCGTTTTTCAGCTGCCGGCCGACTTCAACCATGATGAATTCGATAAACGACCATTTCATGGTGGATGAACCTTCCTTGTTCAGGTACCCGATCCACTGTTTCTCAAGTTTCTTGAGATCTGTGAACTTGTGCGCGAACATCACATCGAACATGGTAATGATCTCGGCTTCGAACTTGAAACTGCCCTTTACCACATTACCGAAGGTAGATGAGGTGTTATCTGCCTGGGAGAATTCCGTGAGGAACATGTTGACCAGTGCGGTTTGATCCTGAACACCGCTTTCAGTCGGGAAGACGCTGGTGATTGACGGGAGATCAGTCAGGAAACTCTGTATCCTGTCCTGTTTTCTTGTGCGATAGAAATCGCCAAGATCAGCGCTCAGAGAAGAATAATCAATTGCGGCATTGATGTGCATCGGTGCGGCAATCGACACACCATGACGCGCAGAAATGGCAGCCATGGCGCGCTGGTTATAAGGGTGTGCATCGTCCACAGCAAAGAAAGGCTCAGCTACGGCGAAAAGATGGGTTGCCCCGGATTTTGGAATCCACGGTTTGTCTTTCATGGTTGGGTCATTTAAATTGGAAGGCGGATCGTCTTCCGGTTTTTTCTGTAGCCGTGCAATGATGAGCTTCTGTTCAGTCACCGCGGCCTCTGCTTTTTCTTTGGCTGACTTCTCAGCCGTCAGCAATACATTCAGGCGACCCTGCTCAGCAATGGATGCTGTCAGTTTTTCCTGCATGCTTGCCGTAATGGTATCCACCAGAACCTGTGACTCCGGTGTCTCTTTTTCAGCATCCTTTGCGAAGGCGGCAATGAACTTGGCCTGGATATCATCTCCAAGCCCTGCAGCCTCCAGCTTTGCCTTTTGCTCGTCAGTGAAGCAGATGTTTCCATCCGGGCCCTTTGTGAAGGCCTCAATACTGAGAAGCGCATAGAACATTGCAATTACTCTTTTCATGATTTTTTAAAATTTAGTTGTTAAATATTGGGTTTGACTTGATTTTATTAGCTAGTCCGAGCTCATAAGTGAAATTGACCGCATAATCAATGGTGTTGATCTCATTGATCAGCCCAAGGCTCTTGGCCTGTTCAGCAAAATAGATCGCACCGGTAAAGACTTCAGATCCTTCAGGAATTCCCAGGTTATCCTGAATGGTTTTGTGAAAAATTGCATTGATGAAGTCGAGTTTCGCAACAATGGGTTTGTCGTTGCCCTTAAGAAGCTCACGGATCTCCTCTTCCTTCTTGGTCGATAATGTTGCATAGATCTCATACACGGAGATATTCAGCTTCTCTTTCAAGAAGCCATTGATATCCATGAAGGAGGTCTTTGTACCGATGGATCCTATCGCATCAATAGGGGAGGTGGCGATCCGATAATTTGCTGCGGAAGAAAGCCACATTGCGGCTGATGCAGCCATCTGTGAAATAACAACCACTGTTGGTTTGCTACAATTCTTAATGGCAGAAGCCGCAATATCAAGCTGAGAAACCATGCCCCCGGGAGATGATACCAAAAACAGAATGGCGCAGATCTGCGGGTTAGCATCGGCCTGCTTGATCTGGCCTACCATTCTTTGAGTTTTCCATGATAGGATAGTATCCTGGATCGGGATGACGGCAATTGAGTTTTCAGGAATTGATATGTCGGAAAGGTTATCCTGATCAACCCATTCAGGATCTGCATCACTGCGGAACCCGGAAATTCGCTGAGGTGGTTTTAGGGAGCCGGCCACAACATCCAACTTCTGTCCATTGAGAAAGGATATCAATACCGGTAAATAAGATATCGCTGTATCCTGATGGATTAACCAGTCTGAAGAGAGGAGTTTAAAAATTCGATCCAACATACAATTAATATTGATGGGGCAATATTAATTGTGCGTTGGACCTTTATAAAGGACTTAAAAAGTAGGTATTTAGTAAAAATCAGTCTGAAATTGGAGGTCCTTGCTGTGAAATTTCAAACCACCAGCATGGTTCTGATGACGAGCAGGTGATGATGATGTCGGATCCGGTGACCTTGGATGCGTTCTTAAGCGACTTTTCTATTCTTGCGCCATTATCCGGTGATCCCATGATTTTAAACTGCCCACCAACGGAATGCTGAAGCAGATAAACCGATGGTTTTTTCATTTCCTCCAGGTTCAGGGTATTGGAAGTGTCTTCGCCCGGAAAGAATATCTTTAATGATTGTTCAATACGATCCCCGGCCGGGTCATCCTTGTCCTTTTCCTCAAGTTCGGCAGTTCCCCTGGTGAAATAGATCTCTTTCCAGGGAGTGTTATTCAACGGCACTACTTTTTTGTGAAAAGGATCGGATCCTGGAAGCATCTGAACCATGGATGTCGGAAGGAAGAGAATCCGGCAAACCGGATTAAGGAGATTGGCATTTTTTTGAATACTCATTTCATTTTTAATTTAGTGGTACCATGCGTTACCCGTTGTGACCTACTGTTACCTTGCGTTACCCCGTGTTACAGCATGTTCCTGTACGATAAAATTGGGCGCTGAACCCGATAATTTGTAATAATTACAGATAAGCCTCAATTTTCAACTACAGATTTTTTGCGAAGCTTATGTTTTCTGCGCCTTCTGATGGCTTTGAAGCGTCCAAAGTCTTTCTCCAGAGCGTCCCAGCAATCAAAAGAAAGATTGTGTTTTTCGATATAGATCTCAATGGCCTCTTTCCGATCGAGGCCTTTTAAGATCATGTCGGAAATTTCAGAGCGAAAATCCATGTAAAAGAATTTCCTGATGTGATTTTCGAAAACACGTTGTTTTACTGGTGATAGATAATTGTAAGATCGGGGATCCTTCAGCTCGAAAGATGGAATCTCGATACTCAGGGTATTCTCCTGGTGATCGACGGGGCGGTAATCAAGAGGGGGGAAGTCAAGCAATATCTCCAGGATATTGTTGAAGTGATGACCACGAGGGAACCTGACTGGTGATGACTTGAAATACGATTCCAGAAATCTCACAAGGCGCTGCTCACATTGGATGTTAATAATTTCTCCAGGCATAGGTTAAAGTTAGTTTGGATTAGTACTTATTTAAAGGTCATTCTTCATTCAACTCTTTCATTATATCATTTAATTCTTTTAGGCCCATTTCCCATGCTGGCACCATCCACCACATCAACTTTTGATTAATGGGTTTACCTTTTCTATTGTATTCAATGAGGTTGCCAGTATTAACTGCAATAAGTTTCACATAATGTTTTTTTAATCTGGATCTTGTATCCGGAGTTAATCCAAGAAGGTACCCACGAACTTCAGCTTCTCTCATACAGTTTTATTATTTGGCATCCATTACGTTATTTTATGTATGAATTTTTGAAAAGTCTGTCAGACTTTGATTCATTCTTCTGAATTGGTTTCTCTGAACATCCATTACACATAGGAAACAGTCCACAACTATCCACGGGTACTACCTTGCATTTGCACAGAGTTTTACCAATTTGATTACCAAATACAAATCGATTTTCCTGTTCAAATTTTATTCTCCACTTACACAATGATAAAGTAGCATCAACGGATTTATCATTCATGACGATTAATCGTAAATCGCGAATGAGTTCAAGATTTTGAAGTTTTAATTTTTTATATGAAGATATTTTTCCCATGATCAAGTGAATTTGAATCCTTTATTTTCTTCAACGATAATGGTGGCAAACGGAAAACTTGCTGACGGGACCTGCTCGATCATCTCGATGAGATAACTTGACGAGGTGAAAACGATATGTTTTTCACTTTCAATTGAGATTTGAAGGCAAAGACACATTCCGGATCCCTTCTGTTTGAAACACTTTGATTCTTCTATTTTGAAGTCAAGAATAATAATCTCCTTACCCAGTATCTTCGCCATATTGATCTTTCCTCCAACAAAAACCTTCCGTTTGACTTTAATATTGAATTCGCCGAATCTATTCATCGAGTAGTTTTTTAAGTAGATTTTTACAGTTCGCGTGTTTTGCCCAGCCGTTATATGATGCGATGGAAGCCGGATTCCGGCGACGTGCTATCATGCGGGCAAAGTTTTGTTTGATGCTTTTACGAAGGAGTGTATGAGAATGAAAGAAAACATAACCAACGAAGTCAATCCCACGGGCATCCACCGGGAATACCTGGTAGTTATCCTTTACACACAATTTTAAATTTGTCTCGAGATAATTCCTTATTTCACTCATAAGCTGATGAAGCTCCGGTTTGCCGGCAGCGAGGATTACCATGTCATCGGCATACCTGAAGTAATACTTCACGTTCATTTGCTCCTTGAGCCAGTGATCAAAATAAGTGAGGTAGAAATTTGCGAAATACTGGCTGAGATAGTTGCCGATCGGCAGGCCGTCGGTGGAATCGATAATCTCATCAAGAAGCCAGAGCAGATCCTGATCCTTTATTTTTCTGCGCAGGAGTTCTTTTAACACATTATGATCCACGTTCGGGTAGAACTTACGCACATCAAGTTTAAGGCAGTATGCAGTGCCCTGTTTATCCCGGAGTGCCATTTTAACCGCCCGGACTGCTCCATGGATCCCGCGTCCCTTTATGCAACTGTATGTATCTGCGGTGAAGGTGGAAACGAACAATGGCTCCAGGACGTTCATCACGGCATGATGAGTGATTCTGTCAGGATAATACGGCAGACGAAATATCAGTCGTTCCTTTGGCTCATGGATCGTAAAGGTGGTATACTCAGAGGTCCGGTACGTTTTATTCATGAGTGATTTATGAAGTCGTTCAATGTTATCCTCTCTTTCTTTGTCATGTGCGATGATTCCGGGCTGCTTTGCCTTGCCTTTTCGGGCAATTGAATCGGCCAGTCGTAAGTTTTCAATACTGCAGATCTGTGTGTATAAATTACCTATCCTTTTCATGCTTTGCTTATCAAAGATCATTTTCTCTTTCGGTACCAATGATCCATTTTAAAATGTCATTTTTTGCAACTGTTGGCAGGGTTTATGCCGCGGTTTATCGCATCGGTGAGAACCGCAATTCGCATTCGTGTTCGAATAGTTGTAATTCGAGTTCGAAAAAACGAACCTGGACGAAAGAACTGACGGCCATGCAGCATACAACCTTCGGTTTAATTTATCTGATCAGCGTTTCCCACAAATCGATAAATTGATTTGCGCCATAGTCCGACATTTCCTCTTCAAAAAGGCAAAGGCGAGAACCGCAATACGCACACGTGAACGAATAGAGGTAATCCGAGCTCGAAAAAACGAACCCGGACGAAAGATTAAATACCGGGAGCCATTTCCTCTGGTTGGGGTTAGCATGATCCATGATCACTCCATTTCTCATCACGTCATAGAGGAACTCAATTTTCTTTTGAGCGACAATGTGCGGAGCGTCTGAAGGATGATAGACATCCTCTGCTTTCTTGCCTTGTTTTGCAAGTTCTTTTTCAAATGATTCAACTGATCTGAAGTCGAATGCATCTTTTGTTTTTTCTTTTTTTTCAGTTTTCATAATGATCATTATTTGGTAATTAAATCCATCCAGTAAGACTGGAATTTTATTCCGATATGATTACTCTTTTCTTCGTTTTCTGAGCAAAGGCGAGAACCGCACCCCGCACCCGCGTCCGAATAGCTGTAAAGCGAGTACGAAAAAACGAACCCGGACGAAAGATTAAACAATGGAACCCATTTCTTCTGATCAGGGTTTGTATAATCAGCGACGAATCCTTCTCCGATTAATTCAATGACAAATTCAAGGATATCGAGAGCTTGACGACGCACCGGGTCCGAAACATTGTAAACATCTTCCGGCCTCTTTCCTGTATAAGCCAGTGCATCCTCCAGGGTGTTGATTGACTTCCAGTCAAACTTAGGTTTTTGTTTATTTTCTTCGTTGAGAGCCATAATGACTCCCTGGTAAAAACCATTCTTGAATGATTTACCTGTTAATGGCGGAAGCTGATCCACCATCATCTTTGCTTTTAAGTGATTGTTCATGATCTTTTTATTTGGTGAGACACTATTGTAATGATTCAATTCCTCGTTCAACGAGCCACTGCATAGCCGGTGGCGTTACGGCGTTACCAAGTTGTTTGACCTGGTCTTTTTGTGATCCTAAAACAACATATTCCTGATTGAAAGCCATGGCCAGTTTTATTTCATGCGGTTTTAACATCCGGAAATAGCAATCTTCAATCCGTGGTTCCTGATAATTCACAACTGCAAACCGATCTTTTGTGGATACGGTTCCCAATGGATCATTAATCCCTGATGACTGTGATTGGCCATAGAAATAACTGATGAATGATTTCCATGATTCATCAGTTACTAAGCCATGATAAGCGACGGAAGTCATCGTAGATAATGGATCAGATATAGCACGGGAATTGGAGGTCTTTTTCATTTCAACCATAAATGGAGTTACTAAGGCCATGCTCTGACGTGTGGTTTGGGTTTGGAGTGATCCTGAAACCGGTCTGATAATCTCAATATTTTGTGAGTGTTCTTCTTTTATTACGAATGGCATCACCAATTTAAATCCAGGATTAGTGCTGACTGTTGGTATTACTTCGTCAATTCCGTTAACCCGAAATCCAACACCGGTACTTTGCTGATCATTAATTATGAATGGAGTCACTATTGAATGATGATCATCGGTTGTGATAGTTCCAAATTGGTGGGATAATGGCCTGGAATAACCGGGTGAATAATTGACTACCATTAATGGCCGGTTACCATGTTTTTTAAATCCATATTCGATCCGTCTGGTTGTATTTTCATTCAAAGGTTTTTTACGATCTCCAATCCGGGTTCCGATATCAGTCCAATCGATACAATTGAAGGCAGCATAATAATAAGGTTTCACATCGCATGCGCATTTGGGACAAACATAGATATACTGTTTGCTGAATTTTCCAGATTGCTTATCCGGATGCTTCCAGCGCTGAATAGCCTTTATGTCAATTTCACATTTCGGACACCGGGCAGCTGGCCGGAAATCAAGATCAGGTTCCCGATTACCTTTTTTCCAGAAAACAACATACATCCTATCCCTGCTTTGGGGTGTAGGATGACAAAACATGGAATTGAGGTATACGCACTTATGGTTATATCCCAGAAGATGCATGGCCTGTAACCATGCAGGAAAAAGAGACCATTCCCTGGCATCCACAACATTTTCAACAATGATTATATTATAATTATGATACTCAGCGAATCGGGGAACATCCCACATTGTTGCACGAGATCTATCCGCAGCCGGGTCAAGTTTGCCTGATGAGAAAAGATCAATCTGTGACTTGACTCTCTTTAAACCCTTAGCAAGGGTATGATTTGTGCATTCAGGTGAGGTTATAAGGATATCCGTTGAAGGATACCGACGTGGATCAGCTGCACTTATATCCGTACAATCATGTATTGTTTCAGGGAAGTTCGTATTATGAGTTTCAATAGCAAGTTTCCAATGATTAAGCGCCAGCTTAACTTCAGCACCGCCACCATTCATTTTAGAAATATTACGAACTCCCTGGGAAGATCCTCCAGCTCCGCAGAACTGATCCGTGACCGTGATATAGCTGTTTTTCATTAAATGCATTTATAATTGATCATAAATTTTAATTTTCGTTTTGGTGACTGTCATTTTAGGTTCCTACGTTCCAACGTTCCAACAGACACCCCCATTTAGGGGTTATTAATCATAATATCAACAAACTAATGATTCCTTGGAACGGCATAAATCCCGTTGGAACGCTTTTTTGGTTCCAACAGAAAACAGATTTCAAAAAAAATGGTTCCAACAGGTTCCAACAGAAATGCAAGGTTCCAACAGAAATAATAAAATACATAATATTGATTTTTATATACTTAGTACTTGTATTTTTTTTCTGTTGGAACGTTGGAACGTAGGAACCATATTTTGCCGTGGAAATTTTCATTTTTTTTAAGCCCTTATTTCTCGTTATTTTTAAAAAACCGATCCGGAACCTTAAAATTCATCCGGCACGGATGGTTCCAACAGAACTTCTTTTTTTTGATCAGCAAACAGATCTTGTGATGCAGGTATCTTTTCGGCGAAGGAATCCGTTTTCTTTTTTACGAGATCGATTCCCATGGCCGCTATCTTTTCATAATCGAATGCGATGCACGATGTATTTCGCTCTCCTTTACTGATCACCTTTTTTACACTTCCGGAAAAATTGTCTTCCGCCCATTCTTCATATTCCCATTCAAAGCGATGGCTTTTAACCTGCCCGATGAATGCCGGATGATCCTTCATAAATATCCTCAGGGAATTTATTTTCAGGGATTCAGTGCCGTGGAACTTCTGATACTCCATGATCAGGTCATTCACCAGTAAGTATAATACCCTGCGGTATTCTCCTTCCCAGTGAATGTTGTCGGTTTCGCTCTTGGATATCTGCACCGTGACGTTTGATTCAGTTTCAATCGAAAATTCACGCCCGGATACAATCTGACCTTTCGAATACAGCATGGCCACCGTATTGAAGAATGCAGAAAGACGGTTGGTGGATGAGAGCTCTTCGCTCTGGCGAATGATCTGACGTTTGGCAACCTGATAGAACTGATCAAAGGTGAAGGGCATCGGCAGTTCACGAACATGATCCTCCCAGACCTTGGCCATGGCAATAAAAAGGGTAACGGTATTAATTATACGCGTCTGGTAGGATCCACCTTCTTTGCGAATATCCTCCTTTACCTTTTTCTGATATTCGTACATGTATTTTGCAAAATGCAGCTGGATAACTTTACGCCGGTTAATGATCTCCACCGCAATATTGCTTAACCCGGCTTTTTCGCGGTCCTTCAGCTCGCGATGGATGACCACCTCCTGATCCGTCCAGTCATCTTTCTTTGGAACCGGTAACAGTACAACCCGGTTACCCAGAGCGCCATCATCACGCTCAGGAGCTTCCTGACCAAGGACTATCAGTGAGCCATTGATTTTTGAAATATGGATATCCTTAGATGTTGCATCCTTACGCTTCTGCTTGCCCTCGTTGTCATAGATGGCGGCTTTCAGTCCCTGGAACTTGGTATCCGATATCTGAGTGTCGTTATACTCTTCGGCGATCACCGGGATGTCCATGAATCGTTCCAGCATGGTAAAGAATGCAGCGTCGGTCCCCGAGTTCAGGTTGAACAAAGGGGCGCCATACATAAAGGGAGCCCGGATACTTTCGGCAATACGTGATTTCCCTGATTCTGTGGGGCCAATAAAGAACAGGCTGGTGAAGTACCGCTCGATCTGGAAAATCATCGACCGGTGCGCACTGAGCATGGTAAATAAGATTGCCCACATGCCATTGTCATTATAGGTGTAAGAGTCCTTCATGAGTTTTATCCACTCACCCCAGGAGGTTTCACACGAAGGGTTGTAAGAGAGATATCGGTCATATTCGTACTTGTCATTATCCGAACTCAGATCCCGATAGATCACACTGAATGCCGGCGAGTAATATGTCTCCTTTTTATAACGAATCAGGCCAAGCTCATCAACCGGTGTAAATGCGCTATCAGCAACAATTCCATTGCTGAAGGCAAAGAATTCACCTTCCTTTTGCCATCCAAAATACTGAAACTCCTTGCATTTTGGCAATTCCAGGGCGATGCTCTCAAGGATCTTCTCATGATGAAACTGTTTGCCATTGTTGAACATGTACGGACCTTTATTCCAGAGGAACTTCTTGAATAAGGCCAGTTCTATCATATCCGAGCTCTTGAATTCAAAATATTCCTCTTTATTGAGTTCCGAGTGAAAGAGCTTAACGATGCGCTTGTTCTTGGCCGGATCTTCATCGTGGATATGAAACAAAGGTTCCAGGTAGAAGTTTCCAACCTTCTGCAGGGTATTGTCCAGGGTGCGGAAAACATAAAAGATCTTCTGCGCTGTTTTATTCTGCGCAGGAAAGAAACCATAGCGCTGAAAGAATGCCTGGTCTACATAATCAGGTAGATGGGCGATGTCGAATACGTACTGTTGGTCATCGATCGAAAAGTGTTCCTTTTGCTGAATGGCGATACTCTTGAGTTTCTCAGTAAAAGGGCGAAGTATCTTGCCGAAAGCTGTGGCGGTAAATCCGAACTTCTTGGCGATGTCGTTGGTTTTGATTGTGATGATCGTATTATCCAGCTTGGATAAGAATTCGGCCACCATTTCAACGAAAAGCTTAGATCTTTTACTATCCGGAGAGATAGCCAAACGATAACATAACCCCTTCACATAGTAATCCAGGAAGTCATCTATTGAATCGGGATATTCTTCATGTCCGACACTGACCTGTACCGATAAGCCTTTCTCTGCCAGCATCCGTCCAACGGTGGCCAGCGGGGTTTCTTTGTCCTCATCATCGATGACTAAGTCCATATTCTCGATCATCACATTTTTAGTCAGCGTCGAGAGTTCCCGGATATCATCCATGCGTAAAGGGCCATCAGGTATTGCGATCACATTTTCTTTTCCATCCACATGACGGGCAAATACCACCTTAGGATCCTTGAGGATAACTACGCAATCTTGTTCTTTGATCGCGGCCTTACTTACATCTAAGCCATAGAACCCTTTTTCCTGTTTTTTATCCGGATCAGGAAGCTGTTTTTTTACATGCTTCAAAAGATCATCCCGATTAAGTTCCAGTAGGCGAATCATCTCACCAAGGAGGATATCGCGAAACTGTTCATCAGGGATCAGACAGATCTGCGAAGTAAGGTCCTTCACCAGGTGAGCTTTCTTCAGCGGATCCTTAGCGACTTCTTCCTTGATCAGATCGACACGGAAAGTAACAATGTTTATACTGTTGGTCTCGATGTAGGCTTTCATTGCCTCCCCGCCGATCTTCTTAACCATCGAATCAGGATCCTCTCCCGTTGGCAATACCAGGATATATACTTCGAGACCCAGCTGCAGGGGAATCTTTATATTTTTCACAGCAGCTGCGATCCCGGCCGGGTCGTTGTCATATACATAGGTAAGCCGTCCGGACATGGATCGGATGATCTTTACCTGGTCTTCGCTCAGGGCGGTACCGGATCCAGCCAGTACATTCCCGATCCCGGCCAGATGAAGCGATATCAGATCCGTCTGACCTTCGACCAGGATGGTCTCCGATCGTTTAATGATTTGCTTCTTGGATTGGTAGATTCCATAGAAAACCTTATCCTTTTTAAAAAGCTCAGTGGTGGGACTGTTGAGATACTTGGGGCGGTCCTTGGCATCTTCTCCTGAGAGCAGCCGGCCGGTGAACCCGATCACTCTTCCTGATCGGTCAAAGAACGGATAGATGATACGGCGTGAGAACGCATCATAAAAATGGCCGTTGTCGTTTTTCTTAACAAGTCCGGCCTGTGCGAGAAGGTCAGTTGAGAATCCGACAGCAGCTGCAGATGATAAAAGGTCGTTGCCACTCTCAGCATATCCGATTTCAAATAACTTGACAGCCTTCTCGTGTTTACGTTCTTTGATATAGGCTATCGCCTGTTTGTTCTTTTTCAGGTTAGATTGAAAATGCTCTTTTGCCCATTTGAGGACAACAAACAGCGCTTCTTTGCGCTTATCATCTTCCGATACTTCAACTGATCCGTCCTGGGCTACCGTAATCTTGTAACGGTCGGCGATATACTGGAGGGCTTCAACATAACTCATCCCTTCATTCTCGCGCAAAAACTCGATCGCATCTCCGCTCTTGCCGCAACCAAAGCATTTGAATGTTCCCCTGGAGGGATTTACAATGAAGCTTGGAGTCTTCTCATTATGGAAAGGACAGCATGCAATGAAATTGGTTCCCCGGGCTTTAAGGGATAAAAAATCACCAAGGATATCGGTGATCTGTATTGCGCCTTTTATCTCATCAATATTCGATATCACAGCAGTATGGGGTTTATTTGAACGAAGACTCGGGATTCATGGATAAAAGGGAGAAGGTATGTGGCTGTTGTAGCCTCATTAACAGTCATGATCTGGTAATAATTTTCCTTGACAATCCACTTGATCAGGTAGCGCATGCCTATTTTCTTTCTGCGGTTATGATGGAAGTCATCGATTGAAGCAATGCGATATCCATCAGGGAGCTGATCATAATAGGTTTTACCGAATTGGTCAATTTTCTCAATCATAAGATTTGGTTTTCCCCTGTATAAGGAGCGAACTGAGTAGCGCAGGGCAGACTCGAACTGCCGACCTTGGGATTATGAGACCCATGAGATGACCAACTTCTCTACTGCGCGGTATTGTTTATTCTGATTCGTCTGATTTTCGTACCGGGGCTATTTTCCCACTGGAGAGTACGACCTCATATTTTTCGGGATGGTTGATTTCATCAATCGCGATAACATTGTTAAGTATAAGGTCAATGAGGTAGGATGCCCGGGCCTCTACTTCGGTCGCGAAACTATGGTAATGACCATCGATGAGTTGAACCTGCCATACTCCTCCAGGCATTTTGTGAACCATTGATTTTTGGAAATATCCCCAGGGGATCATCAGACCAAGCTCGGCGATACCATAGGCGGGTATCAGGTCAATGCCAAAAAACCTTCTTTTATCACTCTGTTCCACCAGGGTATAATGTCCTTTCCCTAAGGATTTCCAATAAAAGGCGGTTTTTAATTTTACGCCGGTGCGTTTTAGGATCGCTGCCGTTTGAGGGCCACAGAGGCCAAGTTCTTTTTTCATGAATTTTCGTCTTTAAGCGTGATAATTTGTACATCAACCTGGTGAAGGAGTTCACTCTGGAATAATATTTCTTTATAGATTTTCTCCCAGGTAGAGGATTCATCAGTCTTAGACATTGCCTGGCACAGATCTATTAACCTAAGCAGGTAGGCCCTGCGGGTTATTATCAGAATTGGAAGGCTCATTTGAGAGAATGTTGTCATATCGAATTTTCTGTGCCGGGGGGCTGGCTTTGCAATTGGAAGAATTTTTGGCTGAGGGCCCTGCTTTTTTCTCGCAGGACCCTTGCAGCGTTTTTTTGGGCATCGTTCATTAAAAACACCGTTCGATCATTTTCAGATTCTTTCATGGTGGGTGATCTGGACTGAGGTTCAGTGACCTCTTGATGCTGATCACTTCCGTTATCATCCCCGAGATGCCCATCGATGGGTGATGAATTGAAGAGATCGGTTTGTGCAGGCTCGGGTGCCTGCGTAGCGTTAGGAATCATGGCGTGATATTTAAAGGATGCCGTTTTCTCCGGCAAATCGTGCGATACCGATTTTTGTGTAACAGCCCAGCTTGCGGGCGATGGTTTTACATTCCTTGTTTACAGTCTGTGTAGATATGCCCATAATCTGGGCGATCTGTTTGTTTGGGATATCCCGGCAGATAAGTCGGATGATGTAGGCCTCATGAGGGGTAAGCTTCCCGTTCAACACATCAGGGAACTTGCAGACCTTTCCATCACCTGGACACGGACGATGTCCGCAATCCCAATATTCTCGAACGACGATGCCATCGGCTGTGATGTCGGCTTTTTTATCAAAGTCGCCGAACTGACAATAAACATATTGTTTGAGTTGATCGGCAGGGTTAATGATACCCATTGCTTCGAGACCATCCAATGCTTTGGGATCCTGTTCAAGGTTCATTCGGATGAGAACCAATACATCGAGCGTGACTTCACTCCAGGGGAAGATCTTGCCACCTTTTAAGAATTTCAATTCTCCATCCATAACGAAGAATTCGATTTCAGATCCATGGATCCCGGGGGGTGTTGTGTCAGCGTTCATAAACAATTGTTTTGGTGAAACATTATTTTGCAAGGATACTTTGGAGTTGTCCTTTTTCAATCAATGCACTGTTTTTAAGTTGAATTGCGAGTTTAAGGGCGGCTTTGATTATTTTCTCATTATATCTGCTGTCTTTAGCGTCCAATACCTGGTTGATATAATTGGTAGAATAACCTTTCTTTTCCTTTCGCATCAGTATCCGGTTTATTTTCCGGGCGCTGCCACGCGGTAGTTTCATTCTCAATTCTTTCAGTTCAACACTTGTCAAGGCCATGGCAATAAGAGGGTATTGATTTTGCGGGTGATTTGTTGTAATATTGCGTGTAATTTGCGGTCAAAGATAGTTAAATTGATTTGCCGAAATCAAGCAATTCGTCGAATACTTTTCGACACACCCCTAATATGAATCTGGTCTTAATTAACAGTAATGGTGAAAAGTCAAGTAAATGAAAGGCTTGCGAAGATCATCCAACTCCTAAAACTCTCCCAATCAGAATTAGCTCGAAAAACTGGATTAACAAAATCGACGATCAGTCTGTATTTAAGAATGAAACATGATGTTTCCTTGAATTCGATCGAGTTGATCCTTGCCGCTCTGCCAGAGGTTAATCCCTCCTATCTCAGGAATGGAGTGGGTCATCCGTTGTTAACGGGTGATGAAATCACAGATGGTCCTTTGGAGCCCAAGAGTGAATACTCAGGGGAGGATTTAGAGAAGATGATTACCATTATTGAAAATGAGATCCAGGATCACAGGAAAATAATAGGGGACAAGTTTATTGTTTTATTCTCTTTGAGAGAAACACTGTCAAATAAATTGTCGAAAAAACTTGACACCAGTAAGAAAAGCGAATGATTGACTGAGACATAAACTGAGACATAATGGCCGAAAAACAGCAGAAATACGAGCATTATAAAAAACTAACAGATTGATTTTCAAGAAAAATCAGATAAAAATCCAGTCCTCTCCCCGCTACAAAGGACAAGTCTGAAGTGCAAAGTGCAAAGTGTAAAAATTTGCACCTTGCACTTTTCTTTTTGAATAATACACCTTTCACTTTTGACTGTATCTTTACAGGTCAGGAACCGTAAAAAACAAGCATGCACCTGCCAACAGACAATTTCCGGGAAAAAGAAAATGTTTCAAGAATCCGGAAGGTTCTGGTATATATCCAGGAGAATCTGTCGGAGGAACTTTCACTTGAAGGGCTTGCCGGGATAGCATTCTTTTCACCATTTCATTTTCAGAAGATCTTCTCTCATTATGTCGGGGAATCTCCAAAACAATACATCATGCGTTTACGCCTGGAACGCATTGCTCATTACCTGAAGCTTTATCCTTATCTTAGCGTCAGTGACGCTTCCTTCCAATGTGGTTTTTCATCGCCCTCAACCTTTATACGGGCTTTTAAGAAGTTTTATGGGACCACTCCTGAAGCCTTTCGGAAACTTTCACTGGATGAGATCAGCAAGATTGGCACATTGAAACCCAAAAAGGGCAAATCATTTGACCTCAATCCTGCTGAATTTTGGAGCATGAATCTGACCAGGGAAGAGGCTCCAGGATTTCCTTCAGCTTTGGATGTCAGGGTTAAACCGGTTCGTTCTTTGAATGTTGCTTTCGTAGAGTCCCATCACGGGGATGAAGATGCCATCCCGAATGCCTTTAAAGTACTTAACCGCTGGGCTGAACCAAGGGATTTGATCACGATGAAAACTCAGTATCTCTGTGTGCTGCTGGATATGCCTTTTTTTACCGAATTCGAAAGATGCAGGTTCAGGGCGTGCCTCACGGTACCAGATGGTATCACGGTTCCAAAGGAGATCGGCCTGATGAAAATCCCCGACGGCAGGTACGCCTCGTATTGGTATAAAGGCTCAGTCATGAGTGTCTTCAGAAGCCTTGTGGCCTTTCGCCACGGCTGGCTCGATCCTTCGGGGTACCAGATCGCAGAGATCACCGGCTTTGAACTGTATGATGAAAATCCTGCTAAAATGCCCTACGAAAGTATTAACCGCCAGATATTCATTCCTGTCAAACCTGCCTGATTTTTTCCATGGTCAGTTCACCCTTTGAACAACTTAAAGGGGAAACCAAAGTTAAAATGGAGGATTTACAAATGAAAAATCGTCGTTGGCTTGCTGTTATGGGTCATACCAAAATCGTTGCGATCGCTGGTATTGTTATTTCAGTTCTCATCCTGGTGCTTATGCCGGGATCAAAATGGATTGCAGGATTTACAATCGGCGTTGTGCTGATTCATATTGCAATTTTGCTTGTGTTATCATTGTCTGTTGTTGTGGTTCTGCCGGATAAGATAAAGCTCAGGCTACAGGAGTTTGTCCATAAAAACGAGGACAAACAAACTTTCAATGCCGGCTGGAGCATAGGCTGGCTGAATGGCTTCTGGGTTGTTTCGGTTGTTTTCCTTGCTGCTGCAGTTCATATTTATTTCACTTTCCAGGCACTTCAGCTCCTTGCATTTCTCTTATTCCTCTTATCCCTTAACTTTTTCATTGCAAACCTGGTTGTTCGTTCAGCAAAACATACGCGTTACCTGACGCTGCCATGGGTGAACCTGTACAAGGATGACAATGCCCGCGTACTGGATGCGGGGTGCGGAGCCGGGCGTTCAACGGTGGCATTGAGCAAGGTCTTTTCCGGGAAGATCACAGCTTTCGACCTCTTCAACTCTGATTACATAGATGGCGGAGGA